GCTGCACAACAGGAGCTTCTCGCCCTGGCGTGAAGCCGCGGTCTTCGACTCTTCGCTGCGATTCGAGCGCCTGCGACGCCGACCGGATGGCAGCTACCTGACCTTCCAGGTTTTTGAAGATGCCGCCGATGCCGCCAGTGCCGAATCCGCGCAGGGCCTCGCCGAAGTCAATGCGCGGCACGATATCGATGAGCTTGTTCAGGGCCGGCACGACAACGCCCGCCAGTTCATACCCCCAGCGCTTGGTGGCCGCTGACAGCTTGTCGAACTCGGATTGCAGCGCCGCGGATTGCTTGACCGTTTCTTCGGTCAGCCCGGAGTAGACCCGCAGCCCGTCCGCGCCCTGATTGAGGTACGGGATTAGCCGCGCGCCGGCACGACCAAACAGATCGACCGCCAGCGCGCTTTTGTTTGCGCCGTCCGCGTAGCCGGCAAACTGCTCGGCCACGTCGGCCAGCACGGCGTCCGTGTCGCGCACTTTGCCGTTGGTGTCTGTGACCGCAACGCCCAACGCGCGGAACAGGGCAGCGGCCTGCTCGTTGCCTGCGGCGGCATCAGCCAGCTTGACGTTGAGTCTGGTGACGGCTGTGTCAAGCTCCGATGCGCCAACGCCTGCCTGCGCTGCGCCCTGCCGCAGTTCCGCCAGCGCTACCGCAGACACGCCCGCCGCCTGCGATGCCTCATCAAGGTCATCCAGCGCGCCCACCATCGTGCGAATGGCAGAGGCCGCACCTGCCAGCGACAGCGTGATGCCGCCGCCGGCCAACAGGCCGATGCTGGAGGCGACATCGCGAATCTGGCCGATAGCCGGCTGCAGTTTGCTGGCTTCCGCGCGCACTTGGCGCAGCGCGGCGCTGGCGCGGTCTTCTGCAGTCAGCGTGATCTTTGCTTCATTGCGCGGCATTCGGCGTCAGTCCAAAGGGGCGTTCAGTTCGTCGCGGATCGCCGCAAGGTACAGGGGCAGTCTATCCCAGTCGTCTACGTGGTGCAGCGTGGCGTACAGCGGCCAGCGCTCCGGAGCCCATCCGCCGCACCACTGCCAGCAGTGCAGCGCCTGCGCCGCCTCCAGGCTGTACGGGGGCGGATCGTCGTCCTCAAAGAGCAGCGCCTGCGCGGCTGGCTGTGGGCGCGCAGCCCGCCTGTCCCAGCGCAGGCGCTCGGTCAGTTTTTTTCTGCGGCCTCGGTAGCAGAGGTGCGCTCTGCCATGCGGGCCATGTAGACCTCGCCCAGCGCGTCTGCATAGTCGGGCCGGTTGTCGAGCAGCAGCGGCACGGCAGCCGCTGCCCAGGGCAAAGACTCGTCCCCGCCGCCAGGCACGATGTCGCCCACCACGATGCCGCCCCAACCCACGATGCCGGCAGCGAGCAGAGCGCGGCGAAACTCGACCATGGCCGCCGCGGCAAAGTCTCCGCCGCCGCTGGCGCGCAGCAGGGCAACAGTGGCCTCGTGCCGGGTTGGCAAGCGCAACGTGAACTGCGCCGCGTTGATTGTGTGTGTGAACTCACGCGCAGCCGCGGCACGTCGGGCAATGTCGGCAAAGTCCATGTCAACCCCTTACGTGGAGTAGGAGGTAGCCGGCGGATCGCCAACCAGCGCCATGTCCAGAGTGCGACGTAGCACGTTGTTAGCTTCCATCGTCGGGAAGCCAGCCAAGCTCAAGTAGGCATTGCCGAACCACTTCTTGCCGTCGCGCGCGGTGATCCGGAATGCGGTGAGCGATTGTGACTGCTGCGCGGCGGTAATCGTCGCGTAGAAAGCCTGTGTGATGTCGTCGTGCAACTCAAGCTGCAAGGCGGTTGGGTTGCGCGTAGTCGGAATTTGCGACTGGATGTCCTGATCCAAATACTGATAGGACAAGAACTGCTGCTCACCGCCAGACTGCGAGATATTGATGACTTGGCTAACGTTCTGCCAAGTGTTGATTTTGCGCATTGTGCCAGCGCCGGAGCCGGTCGGGAAAAGCGTGGCGCTCGTGGTATTAAAGCCTTCCAAGGTCAAGTTGTTGGTCGCTACCACAGAAACGCGGAAAATGCGTGCCTCAGCCCGCTGCCATCCGCTTGTGACGACCTCCACAATATCGCCGACGATGATGCCGTGGCCTACCGCAGCCGTGACCACGCACTCGGTGGCGTTGGTCGCTGCGGTGAAGTTAAATGCGGTGCCGTAGGCGCTGGCAATCGCCAGCACCGCACCGTTTACAGCAGTGCGTGCCATGATGATTTTCCTCTTTCGTGATGCCCGAGCGGAACGGGCAGGGGTTTCCGCTACTCTTCAATATCCAGCGTGAACGTCCACGTCTGTGCGAACTCGCGCAGTGTTGGTTCGTACTCTTGCGGCCCTTCGTCCGCGTCGCGCACGACGATCACTTCCGTGCCGCCGAACGTGCCCGACTGGTGTAGCAGCGCTAAACGCACCTGCTCGGCAAGCTCAAGCAATTCCTGTCCTGTGGTGGCAATGCACAGCACTTCTATTTGCGCGATTACTAACTGCGTACCCGCCGAAATCTGCGTTGAGCGTTGCGCGGATGTCTTGCGAAATACCAACAACGGGGCTGGCGTTTCTTCTGCAGCGGCAATCAGAAACACACGCTGACCGACGATGGCAGAAATCCCACTGGACAAGGACAGCAAAGCAAATACAGCTTTTTCCGCCTTCATTTTCCTGTCACCCAATACTGCTGCACGCGATTGTCAAAGTAGTTTCGGAATGCAAGAACTGCAGGCCCCTCTCCAGACGCCAGCGCAGACCTTGCAAAAAATCTACCAGCAAAGCCTGGGTGTCTTATTGGCCCGCTGACAAATTGTCTTGCGATAACGAGCACATTGCGGCTTCTCCCGAGATTGCGGCGGCGACTGATTGTGTGAGGGCGCACGCCGACTTCAACCATTTGCGCGTAAAAAGCTTTATCGTTGCCGGCTTTGGTTGTAATAGACAGTCTGCCTCTGTCTATGTAAGGCTTGCCAACGCGGATCGACCTGCGCAAATCGCCAGGAATTTTTGGCGCAAGCCCTGTGTAGTCGAGCCGCCGCTCTCCGCTGATAGGAACCTCCTGCACCATGTGCCGGCGGAATACTCTTGCGCCAGCGCGCAACGCTCCGCGCAAGATGCGCCGTTGTATGACTACAGGCATTGCCGACAGGCGGCGTTCTATTTCCTCCAGTCCTTCTATTTTTGCGGACAGCGTTACAAATCCTCTAGCCACTGCGATACTCCGTGCACATCAGTATCATCTCCTCGCCTGCGCTGCGCTCGTCGATGACGCTCTCGATCTCGTACACCTTGCCCGCGTGCTGCACACGCCACATGGATGTAACGTCGGCGCGGTAGCGGATGCGCACGCGCACTGATATTTGCGATTGTTGCTCGCGCTGCAAAAAGTACTCGCGACCGCTGATCGGAGAGACTTCAGCCCACACCGTAGCCACGTCCTCCCACACTATTTGCGGGTCACCGAATTCCGCGCCGCGCGTTTCGGACGGCGCTCGCAGCGTCACTCTCTGATCCAGCATGCCGGCGTGCATTAGACGCCCCACACGCGGTGCGGATTCAGCAGCGATGCAACAAAACCGTGCGGCACAGCAGGCCTTTCGGCACTGCGCTCGCGGTAGTTGTACAGGTCGCCGACCGCTAGCAGGATCCAGTCCTTGATTCCGGAGGGCACCGCAGCCGCGTTGGGCCAGCCGGCCACGTAGGTGACCGTCACTGCCTCTGGCTGCTGGCGGGTGGTCGGCCAGGTGTAGCCGTAGGCCGGCTCGATCCAGGCCTCGAACTCGCTGGCGGCGATGAGTTGGTAGCCCGCCGGACTGATGATCTGCGCGACGCCGTCGTCATCGAGATAGTCGATACGAGTGACATCGGTAACGCGCGGCATGGGCAGCAGGATGCTGGTCGGAAATCTATCGAGCGTGAGCGCCCAGGTGGTGGCGATGATTGATCGGCCAAGCTCATGTTCTGCAGATTCGCGCGCAGAGGCGATGAGCGCGCCGATCAGGGCGTCTTCATCGTTGTGGTCGACGCGAAGACGCAGCTTGGCCTCAGCCAGCGTGACAGGCTCGCTGCTAGGGCCGGATGCTCGAATGAGTCCCATCAGTTCCTCACGGTGTTCTGTTGCGCCGGGCGCGCAGTGTTGATCTGGATGAACCGCCGGGTACGCTCTTCCCGCGGCCTGCCGCCGCCGCCTGCCGGAGGCATCACAGTGCGCAGTATTGCTGCACCGCCAGCACCAGACATATCAGCGATCCCCCCAGGCTGCAGCGAGTTGACGGACACCAAGGCGACCGCCGCGCCGCCTGCACGCTCGATCTCGCGCACGCCGCCGATGGCGATGGCCGCCAAGCCAGCGGCGATAGCGATTCCGCCAATACCCTCGCGTTCGGCGTAGCCGCCCAAATTCAGCGGTGCCCCTCCAAACGCGGCAACCAGCCCACCGGCACCCGATGCCTCAGCCGATCCACCAACCTGCATGGTGGCAACGCCAGCCGCAGCGACAAGGCCGCCCGTACGCTCAACTTCGCGCGCACCGCCGACTTCCAGCGACACCCCGCCGAGTGCGGCGACTAATCCGCCAGCGCGGTCAGCATCAGCAGCGCCGCCCACTTGCAGGATGACTGCACCAGCCGCCGCAGCAAGGCCGCCAGCGGCCTCGCGTTGGGCTGTTCCACCAACGACGAGCGAAACCCCGCCAAGGGTCGCCTGCAGGCCGCCAGCAGCCTCTACGTTTGCCGTGCCGCCGGCGGAAAGGCTTACCGCTCTGGCGGTAGCCTGCGCACCGCCGGGCGCTTCCCTAGAGGCAGTAGCGCCAACATTGACGGTTGCCGTGCTGCCGCTGGCCGGCTGGTTTAGCAGCAGCAGCAGCATGGGACTACACCAGCGTGTTCAGTTGCGCCAGCGTTGCCTGCGTTTCGGCCAGCTCCGTGTCGATGCGCGTCACGGCGTCAATATCACCAACACGTTCGGCCTTCACGCGATGCTCGTGAAGGTGCGCGATACGGCGCTGCGCCATCTGTATAAGCTGATTCAGTGTCATTACTGCACCTTTAAGCATGTAGTGTAAAGCCGGTTACATCGCCAGCCGTCACTGCGGTGTTGTTCGTCAGGCCCTGCCCGCCGGTCACCATGATGGTGATGCCGGTCGAGAATCCTGCACCGCCTTCCGCATGCCACCTCACAGTCGCATTCGGCCCGATTCCAAACTCAGTCAGCGCTGAGGTCGTTCCGGGCGTGACAGACGCGGACAGCGCGTTGAACACCTTTACCCATCGCGCCGACGCGGCGGTGTTAGTAACCACCATGCCGACCAGGCGGCCCGCCCCGCTTCGGATCTGCTGCGCGACTGGAGTTGCCGGACAGTTGACGTTCGTCAGCGTGGCTGCTCCGGTCGAGCTGGCCCGATATTGCACACCAACGTCACCTATGGCGGCGGTGCCAGCTACCAGCGCAGGCTGCGTGAATGAAACCGTGGCCGTGCCGACTACACTGACCGGCAGCGCGGCTTGTGCTCCCAGTGGGCGCACGCCCGCGATAAACGTAGGCGCGTTGACCGTGTCTTCAACCGCAACGAATCCAAGTGTCCAGGTGGTTGTGCTGGCCGGCGCAGTCGCGCCGTTGTAGCTCCACAGGTAGAAGTAGAGATCAACGTCATCATCCGGGATGTTCTCGATCCGGCTGGCGCGGGTCGTGACGGTCGGCGTCGTGCTCGACGCGACTAGCGCGTCGGAAAAGCTGACATTGCGGCCATCCGTGTACATCTGGATGACATGACCCGTCGATGTGGTCGTGTGGATTGTCGCCGTGGTATCGCCGCTGTTCCAGCCGCGCCGCTGTGCATCGACCAAGGCGCTGGCTGACGTAGTGCCGGTGTACAGCGTGCGGATGTAGTTCCAGCCGAACAGGTCAACCGTGCAACTGCCACTCGCAGGCCAGCCAGAAACAGTGAAGTTGATCGTGTCAACGCTCGGGACAGAAGCAATCGCGTAGCGGCCCGGCACACCGTTTGCACCGGTGATCGCCCCCACGAACATGAACTGCCCGACGTTCTCCGAATTAAGGCCGTGCGCGGTCTTGGTGACCGTAATCGACGTTGCGCTGTTGATCGTGCAGGAAAGCCCCTCGCCAATTACATCGGCGAGCATGGCGACAAAGTTCTGATTGGCGATCCGCTGCGACAGGATCGTCTTTGCGCGGGCCGTGAACGCGCCGCGGAACGCCACCGTGCTTCGCGCCAGGAACTCGCTGTTCGCAGTCGTTCCGGTTGTCACCAGCAGGTTGCTCGACCCCTGCGTGACTCCCATGCCGGTGCCGAGTCGGCGCTGCGTGAACTCTTGGGCCAGCAGGCCCGACCCGGAGTTTGCAAAGCCCACTGACCAGATATCGCACGGGGCTTGCCGAACGACTGCGCCCGCGTCAGTCACCAGCGGCTTGACTTCGCGAACGCGCATAGGCGTCGTTGAATCGGCCAGGCCGTCGGCGAGCTTGATGCGCTGATAGTGGGCGTTGTTCGGCGACGTTCCGATTTCGTCGGTCGCGATGGGTTCGTTGGTGCCGGGCAGGATGACTTTGTCGGCCATGGCTAGATTCGCAAGATGCGGTTTGCGCCGTTGCTCCACGCCGCAGTAATGTCGCCACCGTTCGGCGTGATCGGCAGGTTGCTGTTGCTGTACCCGACTTCGTACACGGCCTCTGCGCTCGCCGCACTGCCGAGCGCGGAAACGGTAATCGACCGCGCGCCAGCACTTGCGGTGGACGACAGCGTGATGGTGGCGGGGCCGGTGCCGCTGATAAGCGAGGCTACTGCGCCGTTTGCGATCCCGAGCTGTAGCGCGTCGACCGTGACAGCCACTGCGCCGCTGGAGGCGGTGGCGGCCACAGTGAACCTGAACCGACCGTCGAGAATGGCGATTACCCGCTGGGCAGTGGCAGCAACGTCTGCACCGCCAGTCACTGCGCTGGACTGGAACAGCAGGATGGCAGGGATTGCAGCGCCGGCGGCAACCGCAGTCCAGGTGACATCGTTGGCGTCGAGCACGCCGTCTGCAAAGGACACACCGCCAAGCGCGCTGCTGGTAGATACGAGGGTGCCGCCTGCGCCGGTGATGTCGCTGACAAACGTGTGCGCAGCGTTGTAGGTGTAGCCGCGCAGCAGCGCAGCCTTGAGGACGGCGGTGTCGAGATCGATCAAGCCAGTGCCAAGGCCCTGCCTGCCGTTAGCGGTAAATTGATCCATAAGGCCTCGCGAAAGTAAATGGTGCTTGCAAAAGATTAGTGCCGTTGATGAGATCGCGACTGGCAAGGCTACTTGGCGGAACCGCCGCGCTTGCGAGCCTTTGTCGACTCTGCCGACGTGTCCTGTTCCTCTCCGACCGCAGGCGCAACAGCAGCGGCCGGCAGCACGCGCTCGGCGACTTTCAACTCATCGACAAAATGCTCCGCATGCGCAGCGGAGCACGTGAGCAGATCACCATCAGCCAGCGTGCCGAAAGTGGTGCTGAACACGGTGGTTTTGAACTTGATTCGCTGCATACGTTGCTCCATCTGCGCTGATGCGGATGGCCGATTAGGCCGGGGTCAGGTCGCCGCCACGAATAGCCGCCGGGCGCTCGATGGCAAGCGCCAGGCGGCGCTCGGCGCGAATGGTGACGAGGTTGGTGGTGAAGTTGCTCGCGTCTTCTTCGCTGAGCGCCACCGCAATGCCGTCACGGTTGTAGATCGTGGCAGCCATGTCGAGCGCGGCGACCAGGAACGTGTCGGCGGTGACAGCGTTGGTCGGGATGACCGGGATACCCCAGATGGCCGCCGGCGCGGAGCCGCCGGGGTTGCCGAGCAGGTACCGGGCCTGCGAGTCCTTGAGCGCCTCGATCACCGCCCAGTCGACGGGGTTGAGAAGGATGGCGTTAGGCGGGTAATCGGCAGCCTGCAGGTCACCAATCACGCGGCGGATCAAATCGAACCGCTGCGCGTTGGCGACCCACGAGGTCATGTTGGCGGCGGTGTAGCCGTGCGGCGTGAAGTTGCCAGTGTTGAAAATGCCGGACAGGTTGGCACCGCTGCCGTTGCCGGTGATTAGCTGGTTCTCGACTCGCAGATCGACGCCGTAGCGCATGCGCGTGTTAATGTACGCGGCCACAGCAGGCGCGTCAGCCGCAAGTTGACGGCTGATGCGAGTCCAGTGCGCGATGGTGCGCACGGGCGCGGTCTGCAGGTTGAACGTGATATCGGTCTCAGGCTTGGCGCTGTTTTCCGCCGTCTCCGCCGCGTTGTTGACAAACGTGGCTTCCCGAGTGAACTCGACAGCGTTGCTGGTTGTCGGCAGCGCGTTCATGGCGGACTCGACCAGGAACCTGCGAAACGCGCCGCTGGTGACGCCAGGACGGCGGTCGGGTGCGACCGTAGCGTCGCTGCCGACGGTGGTGTTCTTCAGTTCAATGCGCACGGTGCGCACCTGGCCGCCGACAAACGCTTTGTATTGCTCTGTCGACGTGAACTCGAACCCCATGCTCTGTACGACTTTCTCCTCTCCGCGCGGCGCGCCTTGCTTTTGCTCGAGCATCAGCAATCGGTCAGCGATCTCGCGCTGTTGAATGCCGAGCGAGTCAATGGCGTTTTTGGTATCCACCGACGCGGAGCCGGCGGCCTTGATCTCTTGCTGGGCTTTCTCTGCGTAGCTGTTGAGCTTTGCTTCGAGAGCACCGATTTCCTTGATGATGTTTGACATATCCATTGCTGTATTTCCTTTGGGTTTGGGAGTGGTTATGGATCAGGGATTAAGGCGCTGCTGCATCCGCTGCAACATGGCTTGCACTTCTTGCGCGGATTTCGCTTGCGTGTCGTCCGGGGCCGGCTCCTCCGTCCCGAACAGCACTCGAGCGCGGCTGACAAGCGCTTTCGCCAGCCCTTTGCTGAGATGATCGACCCCTACGTCCCGTAGGAACCACTCAAAATCTCTAACGGTCTCGATAGCCTCGACCTCATCATTCTTTACGCTGGCAAGGTCAACGCGCGCGGCTTGATCTGCCGGGAACGTGACCACGGAGACCTCAAACAAACGGCTCACGCGGCGAATCACGCGCTTGCCGTCTTCCATTTCGTCGTAGTCGCCCTTCTTTAGCAGGTAGCCGATGGACAAGCCATCGACGGTTCCGTGCTTGAGCGAGGCGCGCGCTTCTTCTGCGCGGGCCATGCCAGGCGTGAACTCGCCCTCGACGTACAGGCCGTGATCGTCTTCCTTGGCAACAAGCCACTTGCCGACAGGAAGGCCCATGCTGTCGTGATTGACGAACATCTTGGGCTTGCCGTGCGTGCGCAGCGAATAATCGTAGGCTCCGCGCAAGATGGTGTCGCCATACGAGTCTACGCCGCCGAAAACGGAGGCGTAGCCAGCAAATTTGCCGCCGCCATCGTCAGCAAACTTGACCTGCGCGTCACTGAGAGACAGGGTCTTGCAAAGCATCAGTGGCTCCTTTGGATACGACTTGCCCAAGCATGTGCAGGGGGGCAAGATTGGTTTGAGCGGTGGCGACGTCGCCGCCGTCCACTAGCGGCAAATTCTCTAACTGGCGCGCTTCGTTGCGGGTCATGATGCCGTTTTGCACCGCTTTGGCGTAGACCTCCATGCGGTCTCTGATATTGGCGCGCAGCAGGGCGTCAAAGGAGAACTCGACGGTGTATCTACTGCGCATCGCTGGTGTGAGCACGCGGCGCGCGATGGCTTGCTCGATCACGGTAAGCATGGGCCGAACCGTCAGTTTGTGGAATCCGTCGAGAATCTGCTCGATGCCGCTGCCCCAGGTCGTTACATTGCTGTGGCCGACCAGTACAGGCGGAACGCCAAACCAGCGGCAGATTTCCTCGACGCTGAAGCGGCGCGTTTCCAGCAGCTGGACATCATTGGGCGAGAGGCTGATCGGCTGGTACTTCATATCAGCTTCGAGAATAAAAAGCCGAGACTCAAGTCCCGAGGCGATCTCACCAAAGTTTTGCCGCAGGCGCGCGCGCTGATCGTCACTCAGCTTGGCGGGCACCATCAGCAAACCGGTAGGCTTGTTGCCGTTTGAAAACAGGCGCGTTGCTTGAGCCTGGGCGCGCGCGGCTTCGTTGATGCTGGCGCGCATGAAGTCAATCCGCGATAGGCCGACGATGCCGTTGCCGGTGTCGCGCACGTGCAGAACTTCTTCGGCAGGCAGCAGCCAGCGCTCGGTATTGCGCTGGTATTCGTAAAACAGAGATCCAGTTTCCGGGTCGATGTAAGGCACTACCTGTTCCGAAGACATGGGCCACAGCGCCACAGGGTCGCCGCGGTCGTTGCGCTGCACCCGCGCGTAGGCATTGCCGCGCAGGAGAAAATTGAGCACCATCGCGCCCCAGAACTCGGATGCGGTTGAGCTGGCGTTGGGCGCATCGTGCATCAGCGACCACAGCACCGTGTTGCGCGCGAGGCGGCGTTGGCCGGCACCGTCGCGCTCGTACACGAACAGCGGGAGCGTGCTTATGGTCTTGCTGAGCAGATCGACGCAGCGGTACAGCGTCGCTAACTGCAGTGCCGAGTCAGGCCCGAGCGGCTGGGTGTTCTCGACCAGCGGCGACGCGGGCAGCACGAGTTGATCGCCAGTGCGATCCGCAAGTACGGCACTACGCCCAAGCCAGCGCGAAAAAGTTGTCAAAAAGCTCATGCGCTGATCGGAGAATTGATGATGCTGTCAAGCGACGCACCGCCTGCCGGATTCAGCCCCATCAAAGATACCGCATTGAAAGTCGCCATGAGCGGGTCGATCTTCGCTGTTCCTGCCGCTTGCTTTGTGATCGTCACTGCGTTACCTCTCGGCTCGACTTTGGCGTTGCCTACGCACCATTGCATCAGCCGCTGGCCGCCGTGCCACAGCGCGCGCTCGGCGAGCTTGCGCTCCGTGGTCTTGATGGCTCCAGTCATTTTCCAGCCTTGCGATATCCCTACGATTCGATCCTGCTCGACGCCCTCCGCAACGATTGCATCGACGATTGCTCCGATTCCGGCGGGGTCTGCTCCGATCCGATCCAGTTTCCCGCTCTCGTGTACTTGCGCGACGGTCGCAGCGACCTCTGCCACGTCGTCGCCGATGCGATCCACAACGCGCAAATCTCCGTCTTGCTCAAAGTCACGCATCCGCGACGACTCGCTTTTGCGGCGCTCAAGCGCCACGTGATGCGCCCACGCGCGCGTCCACAGCAACCACTCGCGGGTTTGCGCGTCGCGCCCTACAACGGCTAGCCCGAGCAGGTCGTCCAGGCCGCCGCCGTCGATCCCAACGGTCAGCACTTCGCTGCGCTGGATCACCTGCTCCAGCGTCAGCCCTCCGTCTACTCGCTGCTGCTCCCAGTAGTCGGCTCCGGCCCAACGGTTGTGCGCCAGCGCGAGGCCGATCTCAACGTTCAAATGCTTGGCCAGCACGTCTTGCAGCGTCGCGCCAGATCCTTCTTCCGCTTCGCGCAGCTTTCTCCGGATGTAACTGGCGTCGACGCTGGCACCCAGATTCGGATTCGTGATGCGCCAGTTGGCCTCGTCCATGTACGATTTGTCCGCCAGCATCGATGGCGGAAATTCGTACAGCACGGGCAAAAACTCTGGGTCAACGATGCGTCCGTCGCGCACGCCGCGCGCATACAGCAGTTTTTCGCGGAACACGCCGCTCGGCGCTTCGTCCGACTGCGTTGACAAATAAAGGACAAAACCCTCGGGCCGGCTCGCCATGCCGCCGGTCGCCTCAAGCAGCATCTTGTGCGCGTTCGGACGTTTGCCGAACAGCCAGAGTTCGTCGACCAGCGTGATCGACCACTTCTTGCCGGCAACCGTCTCGCTGTCGGCGGCCACTACTTGCAGCTTGGCACCCGTCGTCCGGTGCGTGATCGTGCGGATGTGATCCTGCACGGCAAGCAGCGCGGACAGTTCAGGATCGACGCGTATCATGTCACGCGCGGGTGCCCAGGCATTATTGGCGACCTCGAGTGTCGGAGCCAGGATGCCCATCTCGGCGGATTTCCGCCAATTCAGCAGCAGCGCCGTAATCATGATCGCTGCGGCGATCGTGCTCTTTCCGTTCTTTTTCGCTATCAGCAGCAGGGCCTCTCGGATAGCCCGACGTCCAGTCTCTGGATCGCAGGCTCCAAAAATCGACGCCACGATGTCGCGCACCCACGGTCGCGCTGCATCCCCCATGCGAGGGCTGCCTGCCATGTCTACAACGCGCAATTCGGCGAAGTACCGCAGCGCCTCTTCAGCCTTGTTGGGGTAAAGCGGCGAGAACTGGATCAGCGACTCTCCAGCAATGATCCTGCGCTGCCAGTCAAGGCAGGCAGTTGACCACCAAGGATCAGCCACCGGCAATGAGTTTCAGAGGCGTTGGCATTGGCTGAAATTTGCCGGCGACGACGTGCTCGGCCTCGCGCTGTCGCTCGGCTTTTACGCCGCCGCCGTCCAGACGCAGAAGCGCTTTCGCTGCCTGTATCTGCGCAGGCGCAGCCTCGATCTCGCCGCGCATGACAAGATGCAAGAACTCTCGCGCGTCGCCGGCGAACGACGCCGCCGCTTTGCGCGGTCTCCCTGCGCCAGGGCGCGCGCCGCCGTGGGTGGCCTTTGGTTTCATCGCTTGATTACCTGATTTCGAGATTTAATCTACGGATGGCTACCCCCTTAGCGGTCTAGGGTTAATTTTCATCTGGACTTTCCACCCCCCCCCGGGGCGGGGTGGGGGGGGGGGGGGGGGGGGGGGGGGGGGTGGGGGGGGGGGGGGGGGGGGGGGTGGGGGGGGGGGTGGGGGGGGGGGGGGGGGGGGGGGCGGGGGTTGGG